CGATTCTGCTGTGCCGTTTCCGCCGCTTTCTTCTCTTGGGCGTCTTTTGCTGTCTCCAGTCTCTTGTAGTAACCCGTGGACGAAGATGTGTTGCCGTCTTTTTCATACAGTTGCTCAACGCCACCCTGGAAAGTACCCGTTCCCACACCGCGCCCCGCGGCCCGCGGCCCGCCCGACAAATCAACACCCGACGCCTTTGCCGCCGCCGTAGCAGCGCGATACGCTCTTTCCTCACTGCTATTATTTTGGTCGTATTCTAACGAAACTCCGTATCTATTGGTTAGTGGCTTCCGGTTGGCCGCAGCTTGTCGCTCGTCCCATTCTTTCTGACCGCCTTCGCCATGACCCGCTGCATGATAATAAGCAGGAACGCCGCCAGGACCAGCTTGCCCAGTGCCTCCAGCATCACGCAGCATCTTCTCCTCGCTAGGATTAATGTACGCCAGCATATGCGGCTGGTTTGCGATCATAGTTTGGCGAGGAACCATGCTATCCGCGAGGCTTGATCTATTAACCACTTCCGATCACCTTTCCGCTACTCTGAGTACTGAACAGCCCTGTGGGATGACGCGCGTGCCCTCTGCGCTCTAAATCCGCTTGAGTTGATAATCCCGCAGTCGCACTGTTGAATAGTTGAGCTAGTGGCTGATACGCTGGAAGGGATGACGACGTAGACGCTCTGCTTGCTGCTTGTTGCGCCATAAGCGACGGGTTGGCGATGTTCTGGTTTTGGTTCAGCAATTCGGACTTTGCATTTTCCATCGATCCCCGCGTATCACTAGAAAACTTGGTAGCCTTATCTGCGACCGCTCGGCTTTGGTCGTCGTATGATCTCTGCAAATCCGCAAATCGTCTGGATTTGACGCTGCTATTTGATAGACCAGACCGCGCCAGTGCCAGCGTCAAATCGCGGGTGGCGTCTTCAAATTGGTTTTCAAGCTGTGGATTTGCGTAATCCAAATAGCTTTGCGTCCGTGCGGCGTAAAAGTCATCATCATAACCAGCAAACGCTGAATTGATGTTATTACGACCAGCAGTGATGCGCCCTTGTCTCGCTTCCTCCGCGACACGTTGCCTGTTAGCTTCAGCCTCTGCTGCGCCGCTTGATCCACTCATGCACATTAAATCACCTCCTTGTCGCGTCCAGCCACCCATGAAAACGTCTTGAAGTCTTCGCCATTTTTTCCGAAACCAGACAAAACACTTTCCTCTTTTAGTCCAAAAAACTTTAGCCATTTGTGGACAGAATCGTATCCGACGATAGACTGACACTCGACCCTGTGAGCTTTAGCCCTCGCCAACGCTGGTATTATCTCACGTTTTATTTGCTTTGTCAGAAATGCCCCGACTTTTTGAAATCTGTCTGTCGCAAACATCCCCAGGCTCCACACACCCTTTCTGAGCGGCACATAACAAACGACCGCAATCGGCCCTTCATCATCGCCAGCCACATACACATTTTCCAAATCAGCAAATGAGCCAATCAAACTTTCGGCCAGTTCCTGTCTCGTTTCAGACCATCTCAATGCCGTTATTTCGTTGAAATCGCGCTCCCGCATAGCCATTGCAACGGTATAAACTTCTTGCGGTTCTGCTGATCGAAACCACATCATCCTGATTCTGCTCCGTCATAGTGAATAGCAACATTGCCCAGCTTTGCAGGGCCAGCCTGAGTGCATGTCAGCTTTGGTGCGACATGAGTGGAATATCCGACCATTGAAGCACGGCCTTGGGAATATGTCGTTTGGGTAACTGTTCCCAAATCCTCAACCAACTCAATATTTTGGGGGTCAGTCGCGACCGAAACGCTCCAAGTATTTTCGCACGTTACGTCTATCGCGTGAAAATCTTTTGACATTGCAGGGTTGCCACCGTCCAAAAAAGGCATTTGTACGGTAACTTCGCAGCTATCATATGTGTTGCCGTTCTCACCGCCGAAAGAATATAGTCCGTTTCCAGTTCTGCAAAGCGTCTGCTTGCCATCGTACGCCCAACGGTCGACCACGAAACCTGGCTCATAAACTGACCAAGCACTCACTTTGCTCGAAGGGAAGAAAGAAAACACATAAATCTTTGAATCTATCGCAATCATGTATCTGCCATCACGCGGCTCCAAAACCGCCTTTGCCAACTCCGCAGACGCGCGATTGGCCTGTATGTCGGCAGAAATCAGGCTGTCTATTGGATTGCCTATATCTCCAACGAATGCAGCATTCGATGAATCTCTTGATTTCAAAGAGCGTAGACCGGATAGAGACAGGTAAAATACATCGTTATCGCCAAATTCCACAACAGAATCCGGTGCAATCGTGCCTGTATTTTGCAGCACTTGTATCAGCTGGTTTTTGGTGTCGTCAGCGTCCACAAACCAAATCTGCACACACTGCTCGGCCAGAACCGCTATATTATTAAAGTAACTGGCAACCGCTTTTAAATCTTCGGAACCTTTGGCGTTATTAGACAAGTTTATGAATCCAGCGCCAACTGCGCTATTATTCCATTCAGTCGGTTGGTCAACGCCCGAATAGTGCAACAGACTGTCCGATAGAGCATACATTTTGGTCTTAATAGGACGCACGAATCCGCCTGGCGTGTATCCGTTCACGCTAGAGGCGTCAGCGCCACCGTCAATATAGTTTTGGGAAGTAGGGTCAAAGATAGTGGTAACGTCACCAGACGTAGTGACGGCAACCGATTGATTGTTAAAAATGCTGCCTGACGTTTTTGATATAATATTTACAAACTGATTTATCGATGTAGCTTCAAATTCTGGTGAGCTTGGAAAACTGTTGATTTCCTCGGCCAGCGCTGTAGCCAGAGCCGAGTGAGATGAAGAATAAACAATCTGGGAACCTATAATTGAAACGCCGTTCACCGTGAGATTGGTTATAGCGTTGTCTATACCGCCTGACGAATATTGAGTCAGACCGGTGTACGGTACAATAAAACCGTTTTGTGCGCTGATTTGAAGCCGCAAGCTATTGTATGCGGTCCCGACCGCTGGCGCGGTCATCGAAACGACACCGCCCGACGCGGTAGCAGTCCAGCCGCTTGCTCCCGCGTTGACAGCCGCTGCAACGTTGGTAGCTGTAGACGAATTGTCTCCTGTGTGCTGCACGGAGGTCGCAATAAGATCGACACCACCAATCTTGAGAGAACTCATTTCGCAACCAGGATTGTTTGTTCCACCAGTAATAGTCAACGATGCCGTTGCGCGTACCCCGCCCACGCTGCCAGTATTGATCTGCACCGTTACTCTGGCTCGACCGTCAAACCAATCTGTAATTCTAGTACCGTCATAATAATGGTAGATTCTGCCATCTGCGAATTGAGCAGCTGCATACACTTTCCCATTGTAAAAATCGACAGACAGAATATCTGTAAGCGCCTCGCCAGACGGGTGCTGCAATCGGACATAGTTAATATTCGAGGGTATGCCAGTAGCAAAAACAACTGATGATGCCGCTACTGATCCAAACACATAAATCTGACCACCCGCCGCCGCTAACCCCGTTGTATTGGACGGCAAAGTCGCCAGACGGACAAACGCGGGACGTTTTTCTATCTCCCCGCCTCTTGTGATGTGTGCGTTGGTCAGTTCGACCAACGTGCCTGGTGTGCTGGTGACGTTCATACGTCTGGTGTCTAAACCACCGCGAAAGTCCTCAACCAGAATATATGCCATTAGTTGCTCGCTATTGTTGAGATTAACGCTGGGCCACGCGGTTGATACATTCCAGCAGGCTCCCCACCGCCAATCACAAATGTTTCTGTTTTCGCCATGCGAGCTTTAAGTCGAGCGTAGTGCGCTTGCGCTTGGGCCAGCTTATTTTGTGCATCGCCCTGCTTTTGTCGCGCAAGCATTTCGGTGGCCGCATATAAAACGATTAGCTGGTCATCCAAATCGGCGGTATGAGCCTCGTCAGTGAAAGCAGATAAATTCTTAACACCATGCACCCGCACCATTCCCGTTTTTGTCGTGCTAACTGAGTTGTTGGATGGGATCGGCCATACCTCAATCTGATTGTTCTCGTAGGCGTCGTACCGTGTGATGGGTGTGGACCTAACGCCAAGATCGCTATCGTGGCTGTTGTAGTTATCAGCAGATATTTTGTAGTGCATTTTAGACCAAATATCGCCGTGCTTAAACTCAACACGTTCTATGCGCTCAAAAACTAAATCGGTTGGTACGTCATAGTAACGCTGCCCAGCGGCTATAGTAATATCGCGCTTGATGGCGAGGAACGGCCAGCTGTAATCTTCCCAGAGCCGAGATTGAGTGCGCTGCAATATGTTGATAAGCACGTCGCGTGTACTTTTCCCCAAGTTGGCCTGTAACGAATGACCGGATTCTGATCGAAGATCAGTAATCAGTTGTCCAAGGCTCGTTCCTCTACCCATTTTAAATCTCCGCTACTACTTCCTCGACCTTGCGAGGCTTTTTCGTTTGCTTTTTGGCGCGATCACTTAGCCAGACTGGGTCCATCAGTTCGTCCCCAATACGGGCATCCGCCAGAGTTTTCGGCAAATCTCCGAATTGCTGAAACAAGCTTACAATAAGGTCGTCACCGTAAATGTTTCCTAGTCCGTCTCGGATCGCATCAGATGTTGTGTCCATGTCACCGGTTTTTTGAATTAAAGTAACGGCGTTGGCGCCGTGCAAGTGTTGCAAGACCAATATTTCGGCCACAGATACAAGGGTCTTTGGGACCACCGATCTAATGTCTCCCCCGATGGCACATACCACTGAACATTGTTCAAAACTCATTCTTATCTCCTGTTAAAGTCGAGGGGCGGATAACCCGCCCCCCATTTTTATGCGATCTCGTACACACCGTGGCAGTTAAGCTGTGATGCAGTGAGAACGCCGGTAGTGGTGATGGCGCGGTACATAACGTACTGAGTGGCGGGACGCGCTGGGCTGTGCCGCTTCATCTTTTCGCCGTCCATGTAATACATGCAGATTTTGCTTGTATCCATGATGTAGCAACGCTTGGATGGTGTCTTGCCCGATATGGTCAGATCATCCAGTGTTGGGTCATAAACGAATGTCAGACCGTTATAGCTGATCTCGCCCATTGCGATGTTTTGACCGCGACCAAAGCCGGTCTGCGAATAGTTGCCGTTACGACGTAACTCGTCAGCCAGACGATCCAAGAACGCTGATCCACAAACCGCGATGTTTGGCCGTCCACCGTAGCGTTTTAGCTGCCGCATTTCGCCATGCAGGGTTTCGATCAGTTCCTGACCAGTGGCGCTAGTTGAAATAGCGACATTCGCACGGTTTCTCCACCATGTGTTCGACACAGTAGACAGACCGCCGACAGTAGTTCCCGACGCAGCTGGGTTGTCCACAATGATCGAGCGAATACCAGCCAGCGCGTTAGCGTCAGCAGTACCGTCGCCATACAAGAACGTATTCATGCCCTTGCTGTAGCCTTCCATCATATCGTCCAGTTTATCTTGGAACAAATTAACCAGCACAGTCGCGTCACGACCGGAATGGTTAGATGTTCCACCCGACGTTGTGGAATCAGTTACACTAATACCGTCTTTTTTCAGTTCGGTTAGCGTGAGGCTGATACCAGCATGATGCTCTTTCCAAGTGTAGTTAGCACGTTGGATATTTGCTGGGTTGGCATACGCAACCGTACTGTTGTGAGTATAACCCGCAACAGCAGTTGTGTAGACGCCTTTTACCGCCAGAGAAACGTCAGCCTTGCCACCTGGAAAGGTCTTGGCGCCGCCATCCATTGCTTTAAGCAACGGCTTGTCTTGCAGACTTTGGGAATAAACGTTGCCCTTATCGATGTAGTAGTCGAGTGATGCGTTGGCAATGTTTGCCAGTTCCGCTGATGAGAAAGCCATTTTTCGTTCCTAACGAATTATTGGGAACCCTGTGCCAGAGCCATTTGAACAGCTTCCATGAGGCTATTCGGTTCGGGCGTGGGTGTTCCGCTCAGTTTGCCGCCAGATGCCGCTTTAATAGGTTTTCGTGCAGCCGTGCGAGAAGCGTACCTTTGGTTCACTTCACTGTATGCTTGGCTTGCCATCGACAGCGCGTCGCTTGCTGTCTGAGGTCTACCCTTTTCGGCCACTAAAACTTTTACGCGATCATCTATCTCGTCTTGTTTGAGTTCGTAGTCTGGATCAGACTGACGGGTGCGTCGCTCCCAATCTGTCACTGTACTCGCCATACTGTTAATCGTCTGAGCGGCTTGAGCGTCTTGCTGGTTCTGGGCCATTTGTTCACGCATACCGCGCTCACGTTGCGCCTCGGCGCGTGTTTGCGACAATTCCCTTCCAGCGTCCTCATCCAAATACCCATCATCGACACGGGTTTGGATGTCTTCCGGTAGGATCATGCCAGTGGCCTGACTTAGCTGCTCTACATACGGTTTTAACGCCTCTAACGCTCCCTTTGGGTCTTGCTTCATCAAAGCCATGATTTGCAAACCTTGGGCAGCTTCGTTGGCACTAACGCTATTCTCGGACAAAAAACTTTGTATTTTGCCGTACTGTTCCGCGTCAGTTCGGTATGTATTCCTCTCATCGATTAACTTTTTAAAGCGAGGGTGCTGATTGAATGGAACATCGTTATACGTTTCATCGTCCTCTTGTTCGGACAGTTCTTCGTCTACCGGTGCTTCGTCAGTTTCCTCAGTTTCGATCTCATCGGATTGCGAATCCGGTTCTTCGTCAGACATTTGCATTGCGTCTTGAACAACGCTCAACAAGTCTGCCTCAGTTTCGCTTTCTACGCTTGACGAGGGCGCTGTTTCGTCAGTTGCTTCGTGTTCGGCTCCGGTGGACGCTTCCAGACCCTCGGTTTCATCAACCATATTTTCGTCCCTTTCGATATTCTACTCCTGTATGTCGCATCAATCAACATACAGGTTGTTGTTTCACATGACGCCAATCGGGGCTTTGCTCCCGCCCGATGGCAACGACCGTGGGGCGTTATCCGCCCCCCCTCCTGGTGGGCCTTGTAAGGCTGGATCACCAGTTCCAGGCTGTTGCTGCATATTCATTGCAACAATGCTTGGAATTTGCTCTGCAAACGCTGAATCTAAATCTAGTTTGTCGTCCAGACGTTTTAACAATTCTTTTGCCAACCATTTTGGATCAATGCCTGGTATCTGCAACAAGAACGGCATAATCCGCTCAATGTTTGCAAGTTCAGCCGCTCGGTTTGGCTTACCTGTCGATCCCGCTTCGATCTCTAAAAAGACTTCTTCCATGATCTGTTCGCGGGTCATTTCGGGCCAGACCGCGCCTGGTCCGACAATCTTCTTGACCTCCTCCCCAGACAACTCGATCAGCATTACCTGACCGGCTGCGCGGGTGATTTCGGACATAAAATTATCTAACTCATCGATATTCGCGCCAAGACTCGACATACGCGCCGACTCTGCAATGGACGTTTCCGTTGCGGTCGCTTTGGACAGCCCACCGAATTGCGCCTCCTGTGCGCCGACCACTAGCTGAATATCATCAAATATAGTTCGAACTTCATACAGATTTGGGTCTATACCAATCTGACCAATCGGCTGGATAACATCGCTAACCTTCTGACCCGCTGCCAGTGCTTGCAGTTCGATCACTGCGTTTGCTGGGTGGGTGGCTAACTTTTCTTTATCAGCATCTTCCAGCACACCCGCTGGCGCCGCGTACTTGGGCCGGTTAGCGCGTCTATGCTCCCGCAATCCCTGTCGCGCTCTATTATATTCATGCTGCATAGGGAGCAGTAGAGATATATCGGACGGCGGATATAGATTATCCTTATGCTCAACCTCGTTAAAACACAGTCCGAATATGGGCCAGAAGGTTTCAACTTTAACATCGGGGGACATCGGTTCACGCAAGAAATCTTTGTGACCATCCGCTATACAATATTGCAGTCCAGTTCTCCGATCATAAACTTCGTAGACTTGGACTAATCCCTTGCCACTAGCATCGCCGTTTACCTCGTCATGGTTTGCGCGCTGGGCGTAAGGGTCATTCGAGTCATTCAGAACGCCCTTCATATCGTAGCTGCGGTAACTGTTTTTCAAATCAACGTCGTAAATTTCAGTCACCTCATCGGGTGTCAGGAAAAGCTCATGCGCTATCCAAGACGCCCCGACAAATCCCCTTAACTGGCGACACATCGGATCAACGATAACCGAATTGGCTTCTGGGAAATCGAAAACCAGACCCTCCCGAACCGTCACTTGCTCCTCGGACATAAGTGCTTGCATCGACAACATCAGTTCTTCGATCTGTGGGTCATCCTCTTGGATGTCACCGTCTGCCGCCTGTTTGCTTACCCGACGCAAGAAATCCAGCTGTGCCTGTACGTCGCTAATTTTTGCAGATACTTCTGGCGTCCGATCCAAGTCGCGCTGAAACCCGACTTTCACATAGCCAACGCCTGTGGTGATGACACGCCGAACCAGCGCTTTCATCTGAGTTTTAAATCCAGGTTGCTGCTCTTTCATATAATAATCGAACAGATATTCCATCGTTTTAGCTACGTTATCCAGCATCTTGTTGTGGCTTTGAGCCTTCTGAAAGTCTTGGATTATCATCGTTGCCGGTGGCGGCGGCGGCATACCCATTTCGCTGGCCTGTTGGGACGCCGCAAATGCCGCTGCCAAAGTATCGGGATTACCGTCCCATACCGCATGTTCCATGCGTGTACGGCGAGTTGCGACTGCTTTGGGGTTTTTTGCATATAGTTGTGCGGTCCTTTGCTGAACGTGCCGATGCAAAATGTTTGCAACGTACTGGTCGGATGACCATTCCTTGTCATCGAAACCATTAAGAGCAGCGTCCATATCACGCCGCATGGTCTTGTATGACTTTTCGTGGAAACTCTTGGCTTGCTTGATTTTAGCCAACCAGCCCGACACCAGCTTCTTACGGCGCTCTGTAGGCTCCGCTTTCTCAGTGCTGTCAGCTGCATCTATCAACATATTTTCGTCCATTTAAAAACCTCCGGTCGCATTGACCAACTTCTGTTGCTTTCGGCGCTGGTTGGAGTCCCACTTTACCCACGCCAATGTGCCTATTTCTGGCGTTTTGTCTTCTCGGACTATCCTTCCGCCTGGTGATGCCAAACGCGATAAACCCATCCCTATCCATGCTAGTGTATCAACAAAATCGTCGTGCCTCGCCATTGGGAACTTTAAAAGCTCATCAACAGCCTTTTGCGTCCAGACACTATGCTTTGGAAGGAACACCTTCTTCATCGCCATTCGACCCAAAATAGACTGCGCACGTTGGACCTTATTATGAACGGGCGTTACTTCCTCGATTCGGCAATAAGTACGTTCTTCCGCCATGCGCTTTTTCAGAAATGGCCCAATCGCTTTACTAATGTGGCCTTTCTCAGCCCACCAAATCAGAGGCTTGTGCTTTTTCATCAAAGCCAGCATTGCATCAACAACCTTATCGGTCGGCTGCTTCTCCCACCAGCAATCCAGCAGATATATATCGTCGTTGCTATCGACCCCCACAATCAGCAAACAGGTTGCGTCATTGCGTGTCCGATCAACGCCAACCGCGTGATCCGATGCTGCATAAATCCGCAAATCTTTCGGCATGTTCTTGCGATCATAAAACATAATGCTTTCGCGCTGAAACAAGTCGCCATCTTCCGGTGAAGGGCGCCCCTGATACAAAGCCGAAAAGCCAGCACGATCCAAACGGCGCTGGGCTTCCATGAACTCCATGTCAAAACGTTCGGGCCAGAGTAGTTCACCGACTTTTCGACCCAGAGGATCGTCATCTTCCGCCAGCGCGGGAAGGTTAATGATCTTCCACTTTGACGCTTCTTCCGCAGTGTAATGCGGATTGGTTGGATCAGTTAAGCGCCCAACCAAATCATCCTCATGCCAGCGCGTCTGAACAATCACGATAGACGCGGATGCAGTCATTAGTCGTGTCATCAGAACTTGCGTAAACCAAGTCCATAGCTGCTCTCGGAGCGTTGGAGAACCCGCCTCAAGGCTATCTTTAATAGGGTCATCCAATATCACATAGTCGCCGCCGCGTCCTGTGATAGACCCCCCACGGCCAACAAACACAGACATACCGCCAGAACCCATCTGGATACGCGATTTAGACGCGCCACCCTTGCGAAAGCTATGGTTCGGGAAAACGTGCTTGTACTGAGGTATCGACATTATGTTGCGAACATCCGCCCCAAAGTCCTTTGCAAAGTCCTCGTTGTACGTTGCAAAAATGACATTCCGGTACGGGTCTTTGCCCTGTATCCAAGGAACAAATCGGCGGCTAATCAGTTCCGATTTACCGTGTCTGGGCGGCATACACACAATCAGGCGAGGGATGTGGCCCTTCTCAACCTTTTCCAGCACCTTTGCCAGCGCCCTATGGTGCTTGGCGTCCTTGAACATCGACAATTCGATATCGTCAGGGTCTTCTGGATCGGGCATTGTGTATTTAACGAAGTCAAGAAAGCTATTACGGCACTCAATCGCCTTTTTCTGGCGCTTGGCTGCTGCGATCTTCTTGTCTAGGTCTGCCGCTTTTTGGTTCAACCGACCATCCCCTTCGCAGTCTCGGCTGTCTCTAAATTTCGGCGGCTCCAACCGCGCCCGAATGTCTCATACGCAGATAAGCGGCGGTAAAACGTTTCACGCACTTTGTACAATTCTTCAATCGCTTCCTTAGTGTCCAAATCGGCAATCGCCTTTAAGCTCACTGGGCCAATCGCCCCATCCGCAGTGACCCCAGCAATTTCCTGTATAGCCTTGGCGCTTCTACCAGTTCCAGAATTGACGGCCCAATCGAAAAGAGCCACATCCAGCCCCCCATCTATATCATCCGCTCGTATCCTGTCCCAATATTGAACCTTATAAATTGGCGCCACATCATCAACTGTCAAAGCCTTCATTTCATCAATCGTCACCTCACGACCTACCCAATCCTCAAAGGTCTTCTTCGTGACTCCCCTCATAGTAGCGCCACCAGGATCAGCGCTGTGATTACTAAATAATCCTTCGTGTTCCAGCACCATCTCCAGCGCCCTATCAAAGTTATCTATCATTTTTTCCCCCTAAACTTGTCCAAACCTCGGATTCCCAGCGCGGCACTACAGGTTATAAAAACCAGATAGGTGTACCACTCAGGTAATTCTTCCAAACGAGCAAAACCGTTCTTTACAGTTTCTTCCATTCCAGGCACAAAAACCAAACAGACGGGAAAAAGCACGACTATCGTGACGATTTCATCCTTGATCGACGATTTCTGGCTCTCGGCCATAATGATTTCCCACTTGCTGTCATGGGTAGCAGCCGTTTTCATTATCTCAGCCTTCGCGGTGGCCTCCGTCATTGCCAACTCGCCCTTGGCTTTTTGCTTTGTGATCTGAGACTGCATAAACGAACCAGCTAACTCGCTGATCGGCCCTATTAACGCTTGAAATATCATTTATAATCCTCCGTTAATATTTTGCGTAGATATTTGCCGACCCAAGACGGAAAGCTCTTATCCAATACAGACAGAATTTTATTGCGCTCTGCCGTCCGCGCATCATCCAGCTTATCTAGGATGCTGTTCACTTTCTGCTCATCCAAGCAGTCGTACCCATGTAAGCGCCAACCACCCCAGCGCCGCTTATGTAAAACAGGTTGCTGATATCAGAGAGTGAGTTGATCCTATCTATCGACACATACGGCATAAACATCATCGCAGTGAAAGCCCCCATACCACACAACGTACCTTGAGCCATCCGCAGCTGCGCACGGTGCTTTGCGGCCAAATCCTCGGCCTCCGATATGGACCTAGCCAGCTGGATATCAGACTCGGAAACCGTACCGTCCTGATCAACGTCATATTTTAGCGTCTTTTTAGCGTCCGTTCCCTTGCCAGAAAGGTATTTTGGC